CCCACGGCTGGCTGCCCCACCTCCTCGCCCTGGCGGTCATGGTGCTGATCATCCCGCTGTGGTCCGGCTCGTTCTCGCTCCTGACCACCGGACTGACGGCCGACCACGTCGACAAGCGCCACAGGCAGATGACCGACCACGTAACGACGACAGCAGGAGGCGGCGCATGAGCCGCAGAAGCGACCAGCTCGACCGGATCGAGGCCTCGCTCGGCCACCTCAAGGCAATGGCAGGAGAGCACGCCCGCGCCCTCCGCGAGCACGGCGAGGACATCACCGCGGCCAAGGCCGACGCGCAAGCCGCACGAGCGTCTGCCGAAGGCGCCCGGACGTCATCCGAGGCCGCTCACGCCTCCGCTGACGCTGCCCACGCAGGCGTCCAGGCCATCGCCGACGGGCTCCCGATCCTGCCCCTGAGCACCCAGGCCATTCCCGAGGCTGCACCAGGACCGCCCCCTGAGGTGCAGCTAGCGGCGGGCGGCGGAGCAGAAGGGGAGCCTGTTTCCGCCGCCCGCCGTATCCCCAAGACCCTGAAGCCGAGGGACATGTAGATGACCGGAATCCCGGCTTGACCAGCGGAACGTCATGACCACCGGAACGCGCGACGGCAAGGGCCGCTTCAGCCGCACCGTCGACACCGCCCGCCGTGACGCCGAGGCGGCCTCCCTGCGGGCCAAGGGGCGCACCTACGACGCGATAGCCGCCGAGCTCAGGTTCTCCGGCCGGGCGAAGGCGTACGAGGCCGTGCAGCGCGCCTACGCGGACATCCCGTACGAGGGCGCCGAGGAGGCGCGGCGGCTGGACCTGGAGCGGGTCGACCGGCTGATCGAGCACGCGTGGGCCGTACTTGAGCGCGACCACCTGACCGTCTCGCAGGGCAGGGTCGTCCGCCGTTTCGCAGGCGTTGAGCGGGACGAGGACGGCATCGAGCGCCTCGACATGGACGGCAAGCCGATCCCGGTCTTCGAGGACGTGCTTGACGACGGCCCGACTCTCGCGGCGATCCGGGAGATCCGCGGTCTGCTCGAGCGCCGCGCGAGGATGACCGGCTACGACGCTCCTGCAAGGTCCCGCGTGGAGTTCGTCACCGAGGACGTGATCGAGGCTGAGATCCGCAAGCTGGAGACCCAGATTGGCCAGGCCAAAGATGATAGAATGGCGGAGTGAAATGGGACATGGATAACCTGGCCGCGCAGGTCAAGACGGTATGCGAGATCACCCCGGACGGCTGCTGGCTATGGCGGCACGGCTCCTGGGCTGACCGCGACCTGGACGCCTGCAACGAGTACCCGCGGCTGATGCTCGGCGGCGAGCGCCACCACGTGGCAACGTGGGTGCTGAAGGCCACCGCCGGGGACGCGCCCGGCATGGAACCGTGCCACTCCTGCGACACGCCGGCGTGCGTCGCCCCCGGCCACCTGCACTGGGGGACGCACCAGGAGAACATGGCAGAGATGGGCGCGCGCCGGCGCTCGGGCCCTGAGCGGCACCCGGAGCTGTACGCGGACAGGCGGCCCCCGGTGCTCCGCGGCGACGACCACCCGTTCCGCCGCAATCCCATGCTCGCCGCGCGCGGCGAGCGGCACGGGTCGAAGAAGCACCCGGAGCGCTGGGCCCGCGGCGAGCGGCAAGGCCACGCGAGGCTCAGGGAGGCGCAGATCCCCGGCATCCGTCAGCGGCTCGCGGACGGCGACGCGCCCGCTGCCATCGCGGCCGACCTCGGCGTCGGGCGCGGCACGATCCGCGCCATTGCCGAGGGACGCACGTGGCGGCACGTGCCCTGACCCAGACCTACGCCGAGTCGAGGCTTGAACGGCTCCGCTACCTCCAGAGCCTTCACGTCAGGGCCGCGAAGGTAAAGACGGGTGCCGCGAAGTACTACGACGACCCGCTCGGCTTCCTCAGCGACTGCATTGACTGGCGTGACGGCCGCGGGCCGACGTTCTACCAGCGCGACATCATCGCCGGCATCCCGCAGGACAAGCGGGTATCCGTGCGCGGG